TGTTTTTCAGCTCTTCCGCCCAGTCGGGCAGCACCGGTTCAGGTGTGTCCGCCGAAGCGCCGTTTGAGCCGCTCTCGCCGGAGCTGAGAATGTTCATCTCATCTATTCCGGCAAGTGACAGTTTAGCTTTCTTTGCAGCGTCAGTAACACTTTTCAGCTTCTTAGCAGTATCAGAGGCCTGTTTGTAAGTCTGACCAAAAAGACTGGCTATGAATGCAGCAATCTGTCCTGTTACAGCAGCCAGACCTGACATCATCGAGTTGAGCGCTGGCATTATTGCCTGCATTATAGGCGCGAAAGCGACCGCAAGATTCTGCTTCACTTCATCAAGTGATTTACAGAACTGCTCATCTGCTTTGGCTGTTTCGAGTATTCCGTCTTTGAGTGTCCTGAAAGCTCCATATATGGCAGCAGCGAAGAACACACGCTTAAATGTGTTCGTCAGTGTCCTGCCGAGCTTCTTGACCGGGTCAGTCAGCGATGAAAAAGACTTTCCGAGAACAGATAAACGAATTTTCAGAGCAGTCAGAGCTTTACTGCCTGCATTGCTCAGAAAGCTGAATGTCTTACCACCGGAACTTCTTACCTGCCGGAAGGATTTTTCCCAACGCTCCCCATACTGCTCAGGAGCAGGTCCGTCAGGAACTACCGGCTCCGGCTTCTTGATACTTCCCAGCTTACCAGCCGCGTCACTTATTGCCTGAGCTGCATTGTTCAGCCTGGCTGCTGATTCACCGAATGGGTCGCCTGTGGCTAACTCCTGCCACTTTTTTTGCAGCAGGTCGAATTTCTGTGCCATTGCATCAAGGACTGCCGAGAATTTATGTTCCATACCAGTGGAAAAATCAACATTGTTGAGCTTTTCCCTGATCTCGGCAACAAGCTTTTCGACGATATTGGTCAACTTGTCAGCAGCATTCTGCTCTGCACTGATTGCCTTTTCAACACTTTTGTTTACAGCTTCAGCAGCCTTTTCAGCAGGCTTCTCGATTGCCTCCTGTACAGCTTCACCGACTTTTGCAGCCGGAGTGCTGACTTTTGATTTTATCTTGTCGATCTGCTCAGTTATTTTTTCCTTTATCACAAGGTCGAGGGATATAACGCCCACAGAACCATTTTCAGCCATTTTTTCACCCCTTCCAAATTAGTTTTTATCTATCAACCGAACATATTCGCAAACATCTTCTCAAACATTACGGCGAAGTCTTCAGGCTTCTTCTGCTCGGTCTTCAACTTCTGCTGTGCGCGGAAGTTCTTCCATTCATTGCGAATGCGGTGCTCATACTGTGAGAAATGTTTCAGGTGCTCCTTGTCATTTTCTTTGCGAATGAGCACAGTGCGTCCGAGTGGTGTGTCTTCCATAATTCCACCGACGAGCAGCAGCCAGTCACGGTAGTGCAGCTCCTCCTGATCAGAAGGTAGTATTCCGTACTGCTTGGCGACTGACTGCACTATAAGCTCCCGGTCATATTCGAGATCGTACCAGCTTTCAGAACTGTCCTTCCTGAAAGGAATCGTCCTTCACTTCTCCCGGCTCAGTGCCAGTCAGTGCAGCGATAACAAGTTCCTGAAGCTTCAGGTATGCCGCAAAAGGCATATCCATTTCCTCGATCTTCTTGTAATTTTCGCCGAACGCAAGCCTGAATGCTTCATCGGTCTTGTCCATATCGTCTCCGCCGGCTTCATTGAAAAGTTTCAGTATCTTCTTGACGTTCTTTTCACGGTCGTCAACAGGGAAGACTTCATCGCCCACTCTGATCTCAGGGCTTCCGACAAGGAGCTTCTTGTCAAGTGTGTACATTTTTGCCATTGTTAAGCCTCCTTATGACTTGATCTGTGCGGCTGTCAGGGTGATCCTTCCAACAGCAACAGCCTTGCCGCTTGAATTGAACTCAACGACCTCGATAACATCACCGGCTGTACAGCTTGAAACTGTTGAAGCTGTTCCGCTCGTCATTGATGTACCTGAGTATGCTGTTGAAGTTGTTCCGGCATTGACATATGATGAAGGGTTCTTCTTGTATGCGAGAGTATCGCCCTGGTTGATAACAGTTGCTGTCACCTTGGAATCACCTGATGCGGAAGTTCCGGCAGCAGCTGTGACTGTAAGTGATGAAAGAGCCGGTAAGAATGTCGGTATTCCGTCACTCATTACATCAAATGCAAGCGGAGCAACTGCTCTTGAATCGCCAGCGCCCCATTCTGTTACATTGACAACACACGGCATACTGAGCATAGCGCCGCTGGGGAAATTCCAGTTGAAAGTTGTGGAACATTCCTTGCCTGTTTTGGTTGCGATGCCCTCAATGTAATCGCTTCCGGGGTCACCGACGTTGCGCTTGCCGATTACCGAGATAGTGATAGCCTTGCCGGTAACGAGGCGGCGTGTCCAGCCTTCGGTGTCATATGGGTTCCATTCCTCAACATTGCCGTCGATTGACACGGAGAATGTCTCCATATCAGCAATGGTTTTAAGGTTTGCAGGAGTTGAGCCGTCGCCGCCTGTAACGTCAATGCTGAACTGATTTTCGTAGCAGGGGTAAACTCCGTTTACTGTATTATCTGACATTATTGATCATTCCTTTCTGAATAAATAATATCGGCATCCACGACATACTCGCAGATGCCTTTTTCGTCTTTTCCTATGAAACGGACTGCTTTTACGTCCGCAAATCTTATTATGTGTGCTGTTGTCGGCATATCGCGCAGAGCTCGTGTAATACCACCTATTTCAGCTGCTTTAGTCTCTGCCTGAGTGGGATTGTTCCCCCAGCGGACGAGCAACCTTATTTTTGCAGTCTCAAAGCTGCTGTCAGTGCCCATACACTCTCGCGGAACAAAGTCTCCGCGCTGATACACTCCTATCGTCTGTTCAAGCGCAGTATCGACCGCACCTGCGGTTATGTCCTCGAATTCAAGAATGTCCGAGAGCATTTCTGCTATTTCAAGCAGTGTGAGATAATTCATAAGCCTGCCCTCCGTCTGAATATTTCCGTAAACTCAGTCTGCACAAACTCATTCTTACTTCCGCTGATGTAAGGTTCGAGCCAGCATGCACCTGCATTAGCATTTTTGCCTCTCTGGAAATTATATTCCGGATGATAATACAAGCGGCGCGACTGAGGCGAACCGGTAATAAGAACCGCTCCGTTTTCAGTGCTTTCAACAAAAGTCTGATTATTTTGCATATCGCCTGTATCAAACGGCATTGTCTTTGATGATACAAGGTCGGTGTACAGCACTTCCAATGCCTCGGCAGCAGCCGCTTTTGCAGCCTGTTCTATCTGCCTTATCCGCGCATAGTCGAGCTTTATCTCAATTTTCATCAGATCAGCTCCAGTCGGGTATAGTTCACGGTACCGTCCGGATTGCGGCACTTCTGGCTCGCATAGATATGCCTGTGAATGCCGCTGAGAACATCAACATCGCCCTCGATTGTATCAGAATCGGGAGCAATATCTCCGTTGAAAAGTGCCTCCGCATTCAGCGTAATGAGCTGCTTATCTGCGGTAATGCGCTGTTTGACCTTTTCTGAGTAGTTGCACTTTCCCTCGAAAATGACAGTGCGTTTCGGAGAGCCGTCCCTATTGAGACCGCCCTCCCTGTAGACTGTTATCGGGGTTGTACATACCCTGTCCGGCACGAGCTGAGGGTATTTCATTCACATCAGCCCCCTGTAACAAAGTCCCGTCTGCATAAGCCTGTCATAGACACGGTTTGAAGTCGTTATTCCGTCAACCGTGACCGTTCTCGACCTGTCAAAGCTCATACTTACACCATTTATAGTGTACGAAGAAAGCGGACTTTCAAGCAGTTCCGCGTTTTCGTAGCAGAAGTCGGCGTGAAGCTTTACCGCTTCCTTGACAAGCTCCTGTTGAAACTCAGTCAGATTCTCAAAGCCTTTCTCGACTATCCTGTTGAATGTCAGACTGTCAATGTCACGGCAGGCTTCACGCAGACGGCTTTCAAGCTGGTCGGTGGGGATATTGCCGCTGTATTCATTTGGATTCAGGTACATCAGACTCACCGCCTGACTTTCCCTTCTTCTTTGGCTGTTCCTCAGTATGGGCGACCACCTTTGCTGCAAGAGCGTTATACTTCGCAAGAAGTTCATCGTACTCTCTGCGGCTCACCGTGCTGGACGGAGAATGCTCGATAACATTTCCGCTGTCATCGGTGATGTCATATCCGGCTGCAAGGTATGTTCCCTTAGTAGTTTCATCAACCGTATAGACTTTGTTGTCCTTGATAGCTTTCATTTTATCCCTCCCCTCAGGAAGTTTCACAGGTCAGACCGTCAAGGTTGTAGTAGATCGTATTGGTCAAGCCTGAGCTGTTAGTGAGAACGATCATAAGGCGCTGAATGTCCTTATTGGAGATCTTGAACACGCCCATTTTGTCAGGATCGTTGATAAGTTCTACAAGGCCGCTGCCTGCTGAATTTTCAAGTCCGACCATTACAGATGTATAATTGCTCCAGTTTGATGCACTGAATGCAATAGCAAGGAAGTTGCCTGCGCCCCAGCCTGAAACAAGCGCACCTGTTGAGACGTATTTAAGTGTACCTGTGATGTTGTTGCCTGAAACTGTTACTCCTGTCTGGATCGCGCTTGCGGGCGTTCCCCAGAAGTCTGTGTCAGCATCCGGAGCTGCTATGCTGACACCGGTCAAGGGTTTGTTGTGTGAATGATACAGCCCTGTGCCATAAGCTGATCAATAGCAAATGTGCCGTTGTATCTTCTGTTCTGATAGAGATATTTGTCAGCTGTGCGACTGTCTGTTCCGGGAGCGAAGAAGTGGATATAGCTGTACTTTACACGGCTTATCTGACACTCAGGGTCGATGAGAATATAGTCGATGTTCTTTGCGGATCCGGCAGGAACGCAGCCGTTTGTGAAGTCAAATGCTGTCTTCATACGTGCGGAGGGAACAACAACTATCTTTGTAATATCATCGAGAGTGTGAACTGTTCTGTTTACAGCGCCGTTGCTGCCGTTTACATTCCATACACGCTGAATGTCTGAGCTTTCCTTGAGGAGCTTCTTATATGCTGCTGTACAGAACATAATAACTCTGTCAAGCGGAACGCCTGCATCCTCAAGAGCTACAAGGTTATCGTCGAAATCACTGAGGACATTGGCAGCAGTCAGTTCAGCAGTCTTGATAGTTGCGCTTACACGGCTTGCCTCTGTGTAGATCTTGCTGTATGTGTAGCAGTCAAGTTCCGGGATAGCCTGCGTCTTCTCAAAACGGCTGTGAATGTTGGCAACCGAGAGAACAGTGTCTGTCTCGTCCACGTCCATAGGATCCACACCGAACTCGATGTCTCTGTCGTGGTCGAGAGTCTTTGTCTCATAGTCGTTGGCGTAAGAGCCTGTGTTGAAGCTGAGTGAGCTTCTGTTGTGGTCCTTATAGCCGGATACAGTCAGCTTCGGGATCTTGATGTCCTTAGCGCCTGTAACCTTAATATCAAGGTTTGAGTGGAAAAGAGCATCAGATGTGAGCTCCTGTCCGTAGAGGTCCCTCAGTTTGTCGTCAAACCGGGTAACATAGTTGATCGTGTTAGGCATAATATCAGTCCTTTCTTACTTTTTGCGGCGGATACCGAAAGCCTCGTTGAGCTTGTCGTCCTCCGCAGTCTTGTCTTCCTTGGGAGTGTCGGCTCCTACCTTGAAGCCACTTTTGCCCTTTTCGTCTGTGGTGTGCTTCCATTCGGGGTACTTCTTTGCAACTGCCTGCAAAGCCTCCACGATGGTTGTGCCGTCACGCTTCGCAGCGTTCTCGGCGATGAGCACAGCGTCCTCGATGTACTCGCCCTTGAAGCCTGCGTTGTGAGCCTCCAGCTGAGCTTTCAGACGTGCATTCTCAGCACGGAGCTCATCATTCTCAGCTTTATAGTCAGGCGCTGCTTCGGGTGCGCTCTCAGACGGCTCAGATTCAGCAGCAGGAGCTGCCTCAGGAGTTTCTGGTGTAGTTTCACCTGTCTGCTCCGCAGGCTGTTCTGAGGGCGCTTCCAGGGCTGTTCCAGCCTTGGGCTCCTCAGCTTTCTCCTCTGCCTTTTCAGCAGGCTTCTCAGCCTCGGGCTTCTTGTCCTTCTCCTCTTCGGGAGTGGTGTTTTCGTTTTCCATAATGTACCTCACTTTCATCAGGGTATAAAAATAGCACTTGCAACTAAGTTTCAACATTGTTGCAAATGCGTTTCAACGTGTTCAGTTTCCTCTGACGATCATATTATCACCTCCGACGCTATTCTGCTGTACAGTCCCACACAGGGACTTCTTCAATTGCCGCTCTTGCTTCAAGTATGGCGAGGTATCTCTCCATAGCTTCAAGCTGCAATTTGTATATGCTCTTTGGGCAGCGCGGAACAAAGCTCAGGTTGTTCCAGTTGTCATACATCTTTTTCAGCTTCTTGTACCTGATGATAAGCTGCTGATACTCGGCTGCGAATCGCTCCTTGTAGTCCTCGGACTGCATAAGATCGATAGTATCTTTCAGTTCCATTATATCACCTCCTTCAAATGGGTATAAAAAATACACCTTAATGGTGCTGCAATTAATACTATCTGCGGCTCAGTTTCTTCAAGAGCCACGGTGTAAACAATGATTCAACGAATTTACCCAACGGAAGTATGTTGTACTGCGGTATGTACATTTTTTCACCACCTTTCACGCGCTAACGCGCGTATTTAATAAAAAAGCGCACGATAATCACGCGCGCATTTGGGTATAAGAAAACCGCTCCGATTTCTCGAAGCGGTCTGGAAAGAATGGTTATCAGGCAGGCGTCCCATTCTCCTGCATCTCTCAGGTATAAACCTTGTCAAACCATCGGCGTGTGGACGGGGACGAATTCTTCCACCTCTGATACCCACTCTTATCTTACCTACATTATACCACATTTATTCTGATTTGTAAAGTACTTTTTTATTTCTTATCAACCTATCCCATTCACTATCGTCGATTTTCATAAAAGTAATAATCGAATTTTTAAACTTAGGATTGTCAGTCGATGTTACAAGCCGCAAAACTGTTTTAAATGGAACAGAATTGTTTTCAAACGACTTTAGTATTAAAGCAGACTTGGGTTTATTAGCCTCTATTATGTATTCAGGCGATTCAACGATTTCTTTCATATATTCGCAATACAATTCAAAATCATTAGGATGGTGATCTTTGATATGTTTTATTCGTTCATCAGTAATTATGACTTCATCTGTAACAATATCTTCAGTAACGCATCTATAAATATCGCGATTTATCTTTCCAACCTTATGCACATCTGTTCCCGCCGTTTCTTCTGTTCTTTCTTCAATTA